GATCTTCGGAGGTAATCGATATGGAAGAAATGCTCCTGTCACTGAATGGACCGTGGTCAAACGCAGCCTGCATCGGCTACTGTGTCATGGCGATGCGCAACGCCGGTTTGAGTGAGAAAACACAGCGCAAAGTCCTTGATGAACTGACCCGGTGTTTCGACGACGTGAGTGTTGAAGACGCTGCACAGATGAAGTTCTAACAAACAAAAAATCCCCCTACACTGGCCCGAAAGTCAATGCAGGGGGATTTTTGCGCGCTACCGAGGTAGCCAAATATAAAATCAAGAGTGGACCATGCCGGGCCGCTCTCTACAAAAGCCGAAGCTTTTCAAGTGCCTCTATTTTACACGGCACTCATGCAGCAGTCAAGACTTTTTGCCCAGTGCTGCGGTCATAACATCAAAGGCGTGTTCGATGACAGCATCCAGCACCTCGTCGGTGATGGCCCAACGGATAGCCGCCGGGCACTTGGCGCGGAGAGCAGCGAACACCTGCTTCTTCTTCTTGGCGCCCTGACCGCTGCCCATGATGGACAGCTCGGCCTTTTCGACCAGTTCCAGAGCCAGATCCTTGACGGTGGCCTTGTAGCCCAGCCGGATGCCCCCGACTGCCAGAGCAACGAAGCCCAGCAGCATCAGAGCGATGGCGATGGGCGCGGGGATGAAGTTCAGCATAGCTTCCATGATATTGCCTCCTATAAGTATCAGCGGCGCGGAGAACCACCACTGCGCCGTTTTGTCGTGTTGGTTATATCGGATGTTTCACAGGTACTTGGAAGCCCCGGAAATGGCCTTCCAACTGGCAGGACCGCAGATGCCGTCCACGGCCAGTCCGTGCGCCTCCTGCGCTTTCAGCAGAGCGTTCTCGGTGCCCTCGCCGAAAATGCCGTCCGGGGTCAGCCCCAGCAGCCGCTGGAGCATCTTCGTGGCTGCACGGTTTGCATCCCCGGTGCAGCCCCGGCGGATGGTCGGCAGAATGAACTTCTGGTAGGTGGTGCTGGGGTAGTGCCGCGGGGCATCGCACAGCCACGTTGCTTTTGCATCGCGGGTATCGGTGTGTACGATGGCGCAGCCGTCATACCAGTAGATGCCCACCGCCTTGAAATACTGGGCGGCGATGATGCCCAAGGCCACAGGATTGATGCTGCGGTCCACCATGCGCCAGTCTGCCGCCATACCATAGCGGTGCTTGGAATTTGGGCTTCCGCCAACGGTTTTGCTGGCATTGTGCGTGATGCAACGGTATCCGCTGGTCACCTTGATGGCCTTGCCCAGCTTATCCCGGATGGCCTGAAGTTTTTCGACCAGCTCCGAATCGACCATCTGGCGAGTACACCCGCAGGGGCACTTGAAGTCCTTGCGGGTGAAGTTCTTGCTCAGGGCAGATGTGTCGCTGGCCTGATAGACGATGACTCTCATGTAGAAAACCTCCTTCAAGAGAAGTCGTGCTTTTGAAGCCGCTCGTTGTACACCCGCTTGATATTCGCTACCGCACAGATGCAGCGGTTGTTTTTGTAGTTGGGGTGACTGCGGCAGTAGTCCTCATAGGCATCAATGATGGCCAAAGTCTCGATAAAATGCTCCCTCGTGTGGTGCTTATCATCAATCAGCTCGTCATTGAAGCGCAGAATCTGGGTGCGAAGAAGGTTCGCATTCCGCTCATCATCGACCCGGATGTGTTCATCCAGCTTCTTTTGAGTTTCCTGCTGCTTCTCCAACACCTCGGCGTTAAGAGCGTGCCCGATCCATTTGACAATGGCCGACCACGGATTCAGTTTGATGGGGGCGATCTGGACCAGCGTAAGGAGGACTATCAGCGTCCCGCCCCCCGCCGTCAGTATTTCTTGGATACTCATTGTGTCCTCCTGCACAAAAAAGGCAGCCACACCCCGGCGGGTGAAGCTGCCTTTTGATTTTATTCTGCTGCATCCAGCATATCTGAGTGGCGAACCAGAACGTAGTCCTCAAGAATCTGATTTCGCAGGGCATCGTTGTTGCAGTCCTGCATCAAGCCCAGATAGCTCTGAATCACGCTCAGGGCGTACTCAAGTGGAACCTCGCCACGACCGTAGGCCTCTCTGACATATCGAAGATGTTTCTTCATGCCGAGAGAGGTCTGCCGCCGCAGCTCGATTTTATCAGGGGTGATTTTTCGCCCGACAAATTCAACAGGTTTGCCAAGCGGGATAACCGCTGTTTTGTCGTTCAGCTGCAAACCAACATTGGTACGCAGGTAGTCATCGACATACCCCACGACTTCCCATGCCGCCTTTTTGCCATCGACAATGCACATCATGTCATCCATGAACCGAGCGTGTTCCGGCACCTGCAGCTCCCGCTTGATGTAGTAGTCCGTTGGGGTCATAACCACATTGGCGGTCATCTGCGAAATGAGGCTGCCGACTTGCATCCCGATGCCGGAGATTCGCTCGGCGGTCGTAACGTCCGTGCAGTACACGGGCAATCCCAGCGGCCGACCATCGCAGCGGATAGCCTGTTCCAGAAACCACACCATGTCCGGGTCATCCAGCGGTTTGGAAAGCTCCCTTAGCTGAACATCCACCGGGATACGGAAAAAGAACTTGGCAATGTCCATCTTGACGATGTACCAGTCACCCGGCTTGCGGGCATAGCTTCGCATCCACTGCTGAACAGTCCTTGATGCGCGGATAGGACCTTTCTCCTCGATGCTGCCAAAACTGTACTCATACATCGACTTGCGGTAGATAGGCCACAGGACATTGTGCGCTGCACAGTTGATAACTCTGTCGTAGAACGGCAAGCTGCTGATAAGTCGCAGCTTCGGATAGTATTCATAAAACTGGTGAAGCCGCCCGGTGTGGTATTCATGCCACTGGAGCCGATTCACCGAATCTATCAAATTATCCTCAAGAAGATTTGTGTACTGGAGTACGCAATCCTGTTGCCGCTTGTGTTTGCGGGCTTTCAGATAACCGTCATACATATTGTCGAACGTTGCAAAACGTTCAAAAATGTGTCTGTATTTTTCCAACAAATCCCTCCTGAGGTCGCACCCTGACGAGTGCCGTGCGCCCAACACGCCGGAACACTGGCCAGAATACTGGTGTTTTCAGGCTGCATATTGCAACCAAGGGAATCGACCCCTTTATCCCTCTGTACTGAGAGCAAGCCCATGAGCTTGCAGTATCTGACGATGAGGCAAAGCGGAGCGGAAGCCCAAGTTCGCCCTCGTGTTGGAACGCGGGTTGTTGCCGTTGAACGAGGCGAGGCCGTAAGAGGAGTTGTTCCAGTTGCCGCCGGAGTAGAAGCACGCTACGGCCGATTCCCTATGTTTTTCGGCTGACCGTTGACGGTTTTCAGCCAGCCGCCCAACATCTTTCCGATTTCGACCACCATGCCAGACCAGACTTCGTATTTCTTCATGGGCAGGAATCCTAACTCATGGGATAGCCGGAGATATGCGCGGAGCTTCATAATCTCAACGTCCAGTTCCTGCAAGGTAGTCTTCTTGTAATACTTTTTCTGCGCCTCGATGGTACGCTCCAACATGATATCCATGCAGTGCTTTATATCCGTGCAAAGCGCAAATTTTTCCGATTTCGGATACTGGGCCAAAGCCGGATAAGCATACTCCATCATGTCGTATACTTTCTGCATAAGTTTCAATTCTTCTGCCATGCGGTAGACCCTCCTCCGAACGCGGGATAGTATAACAAGATTTGCATTGAAAATCTGCCTTTCGGTGGATTCTTCCGGTTTTCGGCAAAATCCACCGAAAAGCAAAAAATCAATTTTATAAACGACCCCGCTTCGCGGGGTCGAGGGAACGTGCTGTGCTATCGCACAGCAAACAGGTCACAGTCAGGCAGTGGGCAGTTTCACAAAAGCGGAGCGGAAGCCCAAGCCCGCCCACGCGTAGGAACGCGGGTTGCTGCCGCCGAACGAGGCGAGGCCGCAAGAGGAGCCGCTCCAGCCGCCGCCGGAGTAGAAGCACCGTTCGGCAGCGCCATTGTTAAACCAGCAGCCATTGCCATCTTCCAGCGTATCGCCGGGATACTCCAAGAAACCGAGGTTGTACAGCCACAGCTTCGCGCCGTCCTTGATGGTGCTGTCGCACTCAATCTGCGCCTCGGTTTCGTAGTCGGATTCGTCCTTTTTGACGGTAATATTGGTGGACCAGACCAGCTTGTTGTTGATATGGTCAGCCTTAACAGAACCGGAAGTGGTGCCGCTGCCGTTAGGGGTAATCAGAGTGCCGTCCGCAGCGTTGATGGCTTTCCACTCTGCAGAGGTCGCAGACTGGCTGTGTGCAGAATCCGCACCATTGTTATTGGCCAGAATCTGCAGCTCGCCGTATACCATGCGAACGCCGCCAGACCACTCCCAGATATTGCCGGTGAGGTCAGCAATACCAGACGGGGTCTGGTCGTGATACCAAGTCAGAGGACCGGTGCCAGTGGCAGTGCGACCAGTGCCTTTGTCACCGTCCTTGTAGGTCGGAATGGCTTTGTAGACGTTCTCGCTGGGATGCTTGCCAAAACTGGTGTTGCCCTTGGGCAGAAAACCGTTGGCGATGCACCAGCGCAGAATCAGCCCCCATTCGATGCGGGTCATGCAGTGCCAGCCCTCGCCCTTTGCCTCGCAATACTGGCGAGCCTGATCAAAGTTCATGCCAGCAGCAGGGTCAACGCCGCCGATGGAATAGGCACGACCATCCTGCACGATGTTCAGGTACTTGGAAATGTAGATAGCGTCTACCTCGGTGCCGTTGACGATAAACGCAGGGTGCACGGCGGTGCTTTCGCCCATGCCCAGCTGCTTGTAGGTCATCTTCGGGATCTTCACCATGATGCTGGGCATACCAGCGTTATCATAGAGCAGTTCGTTGCCGGGTGCGAGGCCAGTCACGGCCAGATTGGTCAGGTCAAAATTTGCAGCCATTTTCGTTACCTCCTCAAATTGCCCACAGGGTCAGGGTCACGTTGCCCATGCTGAACGGAATCGGCTCCGCCGGGGTTCTGTTGCCCATGCGGGCGCCGCCCTCGGCGTTCTCCTCGCCGTCTGCGGTCACTTCCTCAATGGGCTCCGGCTGGGTGTACCGGCGGGCAGGGATATCGATTTCCGCCACATAGCTGCGGCCGGCAGCTGCGCCGATGACCAGTTCGCCATAGTTGTCGTAGCACACATCGATGTGAACGTCACGGTCGTCCTCGCGCTTGGCGAGGTTGATGGTCAGGTCATCATCGAAGCAGATTTTGTTCTTGACGACCTCGTAGGGAATCTTGGTGCCGGAATTTTTCTCGATAACGGTCATTTCAGAGTACCTCCGATTGCGATGTATTTGATGGTGGCGGACTTTGCGGAGCCGTTGTAGGCCAGTTTGAAGCCGTTGACCAGCTTCTCGCTGACCTCAATATCCCCGACAGGGCCATCAGATTTGACCAGTTCGGTCATAACCAGATAACTGGTGCTACCCATGTTCTTGCCCAGCGACACGCTCTTCTTGGAGTTGTTGCAGGGATAGGTACGGGCATTGGTCAGGTCAACGCTGCCGGACACGATCTGCCAAGAGTTATCGATAGTGGCCACAGTTTCGTTCAGCTGCCAGCCCTGCTGCCGAACGGTATTGAACATCATGCCGAAAGCGGCATAAATATCCCATACGCCGGTTTCGATGTTATTGAAATGTGCCTGATCCTGAGGTGTGCCCTGCTGCATCACCTTGCCAGCGGGAGTGATGGTCCATGTTCCGTCATGGTTGTCGTTGATGACGTACAGACCGGGCTTGTCCGTTACATGGTCAAGCCATACCGTTTTTGCGTACACGGTCATTCCTCCTTTTTCTTCTCGATAAAGGCAAAGTCGAACCAGTACAGAATACCAGTCTGACCTGTCGAGATTTTGATGTTTACGTCCTCGTGCGCCCAGACCTGATTGTCCGAGTTGAGCAGTTCCACACGGTTCACCGTAATTTCGCCCAGCCCGGTGATGGACACTCTGGCGCGGACAGTACCATCAGCCAGAATGTCGATGCCGGAAAGCGGAACGGTGTAGTAGGTCGAGCCGACACGGAAACGCGCACAGGCAATGCGCCGTTTGAGATAGCCCCGCAGGTCTGCGAAGCCAGCCGAATCAATCATGCTGCTACCTCCTTAAAAATTTATTCCCGGTGCGCTGCCGCACACCTTTGCGATGTAGGAAACGCCGAGGCCGGATTCCTCGGCAACAAGCCATCCGCCTGATGTACCGCCGGATGTGGCGGTTGCCGGATGCAGACCGGCTGTCAGGTCGCCGGATGCCGGGGCCGCGTATGTGCTGCTGCCGTCTGCGGTCTGCACAACAACATACCCCGCATCATCGAAGCCCTGCGTGGCCGTCTCCGGGTAGGTTCCAGCCAGTTTCTCCGGTGCATAGGCTCCACCATTGTCCACCGTCAAAACCTCGATTTCCGAGGCGGCAGTGCGGCCCTGTGTGGTTGTGGCCGGGAACGTGCCAGCGTCGAGCTGCCCGGTGCGGGGGTGAGCGTAGCTGCCGCCGAACTCGTCCGTAACGATGATGATGTTCCCAGCGGAGATGCCGCCCTGTGTGGCAGTTTTGGGGAACGTGCCGCATCGCCGCACCGCATACACGATGTAGCCGCTGCTGGTCACGATCTCGATGCCGAACGTGCTCTGGTAGTACACACCATCGTTGTGCGACCGCAGGCTCTTGTAGTAGCCGATGGCCCACAGCACACGTTCGGTGCTGACGTAGGACGCATCGGAGCCGCTCATGTCCAGCATGACCCGGAAGTGGTACGGCTCGCCGCCATACTGCCACCATTCCTCCAGCCGGGAACCTGGATAGATAGCCCGGATGCCCCGCAGCACAGCCCCGGCGGTTCCCCGGTGACGATGGATGTAGGGCGCGGACTTGATGGTGCGCCGCTTTGCAGCGAGGTCGTAGTCGTGGTCGTACCAGTCTACGGCGAAGTCTTTCGCTAGAATATCCAGCAGGTCTTCCGGCAGTTCATCGATGCGGGTGTAGATTTGGCCGAGGGTGACTTCATCGAGCCGCATTTCCAGCACGTTGGCGATGGAATGAGCCAGAGCGACCGTTTTAGGGTCTTTCTGGAGGGCAAGCGGAAAGCCATCCATCATCTGCTCGGCGGTCATGGTGTAGTTACTCATCCTCATACCCTCCGCTCTGCACGGTGACCGTGCCCACCTTGGCTACCTGCGGCACCTTGTCCGAGGTGAGGTCAACGGACGGTTTTCCGTCTTCCAGCGGAGTGAATGCCGGCTGTTTGAGATCCACACGCTTGATGCCGACTTCCAGCAGCAGATACCGCAGCTTGTCGGGGTTGATATCCCGGCCCATCTTGCCGGACTGCCATTTGATGTACTGCTGCACAGCCTCGTTTACTCGTGTCTGCGCATCGGTAGCGGAAATGTCGCCATCACGGGTCAGATAGTAGGTCAGGTTGATATTGTAGGTCACAACATCGGGGTCGCCAGAGATGACACGGTCGGTCAACGGTCGGACTTCATCAGCCGAGCAGACCTCGACCATGGCCTTTTTGGTTTCCTCTCCTGCGATATTGCCATCATCCATGACAGCATACAGACAGACGGTGCCGGGACTGGGGCTGTTTGCCACAACATCCGCAATTTTCGTGGACACGCTCTTTGCGAAATACTTGTAGCTGCCAACAGGCCCGGCACTGGACCACGCACTCTGGCTGTCCAGCAGCAGTTCGTAAAACTCATCGTCTTTCGGAGCATCGCTGCCGTTTGCGCTGATGGTGACATTGGAGCAGCCGGAGTAGTAGTCGTACACATCAACGATGGTGTTGATATCGCCGACCGCATAATCATTTCCAGCCGTGCCAACGGTCTGGCAGGTAACGGTCACATCTGCATAGGTCGAGCCGATGGGAATGTACTCGTCCTCGGCGGTCGCCCAGTACAGAGTGGCGTTTGCATCCGTGACGCGAGTGCCGGACGGGATGAGGATTGCGCTCTGCCGCGCCTCGCTGATGTTGAAACGCATGGTGCAGGTTGCTGCGGTAGGCTGCGGACGCTGCTGCAAGTAGAACAGCTCAGCCAGCGCATCCAAATTCTCACCCTCTGCCCGGCTGGGCAGATTCTGGTTGTCAGCGTGGTTGTTGAGGGCACGCTCGTAGATTATCGCGTCCTCAATCCACGAGATGAACAGCCGTTCCGGGCTGCCTGGGCGCACGGATGTGCCAAAAACCTGCTCATACCCCGCACAGAGCAGCGCATCCAGTTCGTCAACGTCGGTGCTGATGAACTGGTGGTCTGCGGTACTACGCATTGATGCTCACCTCCACAACGGGAAGCATCGTTCCGGGGTTGTCCTTGGAGGATTTGAACGTAGTCCCCATATAGGTGGCTCTCGGTTCAAACCGTTCGATGGCTTCCTTGATGGCGGCGCAGAGCATAGGCTGCGCCACGTTTTCCGGGCGGTCAAGAATATCCGAGATGTCGATGCCAAACTCCCGGTAGCCCGGCACAGTGCCTTTCGGCGTGGATAGGATGACGGCGATGTTCTGCAGAACGCTGGCCACGGTATCCTGCTCGCCGAGGGAAATGGCGGTCAGGTCATTTGCCGACACCAGATAATTGCTCATAAAATCGCCTCACTCTCTCGGATATTCCAGTAAAGTGACGCTCGCAGTAATCCATGTCGGAACACCGAAAGCGTCTGTGTACTTGGTCTTGAATTTCACGGATTTGATGACCCACCGATAGCTGCCGAAGACTTCGTTGCCGAGAACGAACGGCAGCGTCGTGTGATTATCGACATACCCCTTCAGGATCTCGCGCTGCTCGCTTGGAGCCACGCCAAGGTACGCCGAAAGTTCAATATCGAACGTGATGGTGTCGGCATCCGTGCCCGTAAACTCGGCCAGAGCCTTGCCTCCGGCACGTTGGTGGGTGGTGTATCTGGCAGACACGCTCTGCGCCATGTCCTTGATGGTTTTGACGTAGCCATCGAACACGGCAAAGATAATGCCTCCAAGGCATCCAACAATCACGGATAAATCCCTCCCAACACGAAGCCGTCAGCGTTGAAGCACGGCAGGTACAGGCAGATCACGATGTCATCAATGGCGGGCACCCACCACACCACATGGGATTTATGCTGGTGGTTTGTGGAGTTGTCCGCGCCCGTGACCTTTTCCTCCTCATCCCAAATCTGGCGGGTGCCGTTCTGGGTGTTGAGGATTTTCAGTGGATACGGAGCCGGGTGCGTAAACTGGTGATCGTGCAGCCCCGCCTCCTCGGTGTATACGATAGCCTTGTAGTGCTGCATCACAGGCAGCCAGCCAGATGTAATCCCGGTGTCCTCGAACTTCACGCGCACAAGGCGTTTTTTCTTGTTCACATCGGTAACTTTTCCGATGCGAACATCGACGTTCATGTTCATCAGTAACCTCCAAGCGTATGGCGGCCAATGACTCGCGTGGTGTACCCACCAGAGCCAGATACTGTGTGCTTAGACTGCTTCACGATGTACTTCCCGGACCACGGACCGAAGCCCTCCGCATTGAACGTCAGGCCAGCCACCTTGCCGGGGTCGCCCGGATAGGTAAAACTCATCTGACGCTCATACTTGTTGTAGAGCCGGAGTTTCTTTGCAGCCAGTTCTTTCGCCTCTGTCTTGCTCGTGACCGGGGCGTAGACTTCCAGCTGCTGATTGGTCTTGCTCTTGGCATCGTAGTCCTTAACGTAGGCAGTGCCCTCGATAGCCTTGCCATCAGGCCCAACGTAAGATACCCGGCATGACGCATACTGTGTTCCAGCCCGACCGAGCGAATGACCATACTTGATATAGCTTTTGTCGTCCAGCACGGTAGTCCACACAGCGTCCTTGCCCTCGTACTCCTGTTGGTCAAAGATGACGATTTTGCCATCGGTGCATTTCAGCGACAGCCCTGCATCATGGCAAAGCTGCTGCAAGAAGTCGATGTCAGAGCAGCGGTACTGCTCGACACGTTTATACTCCGGGTCTTTCTTCGCAAGGAACTGGGACTTCATACCGTTCTTCTGCGCCATTTCGTTGGCAATGCCGGAGAGCTTGTACTTTTCCCAGCCCTTGCTCTGCTTTGTCTGCCGAATCTGGCTCGTGTACGGTAAGCCAACGGCCTTGATGGTGATGACACTGGGCGGCCCGGTGGCCACCACGCCGTCAAACTCAAACACGCCGCAGTCGAGGGCTTCGTCCTTGCCATCGGAGTGCCAGTTGCAGGCGGTGATGGTAGCTCGGATTTTCAGGCTTCCTTCTCCGCTGCCAGAGGATGAACCAGAAGAACTGCCGCCAGATTTGCCGGAGATCTCACTGGCATCCACCCAGCCGTAGACACGGGATGTGCCATCGGTGTGGATGACGTGGTATGGATGCAGCGCACCCTGTTTGATGATGGTGATCTTGGCAGGTCCAGCCTTGGGATTTCCATTTGCCTTTTTGTTCGTGGATGCCTTATAGTGCGGACCGCCAAGGAACTGCACCACATCGCCGACCTTATAGCCGTCGGAAGATGCAGCCGATACATCGCCGTCTATCATCTTCTGGAGCCAGCTCTCCATCCAGATACCATCACGATCTTGCAGTTTGATTTGCAAGTCGTCGGAGGCATCCTCCTCGTTGTCGATGAACGACAGCGAGAGCAGGTATGGCATAATGCTGCTGGTGATATCAGTTCCGTTGAACTCGACAGTACATTCGGCGTGTCTGGCGGTGTTTTCATCACTCATGTGACCACCTTCTTCCACGGCGGCAAGGTCGAGCTGGTCTTTGTCTCAATGTCCGGGAGCGTCAAAACGATTCCGGCCGGAAAAACAAAGTAGCCGAGATATTGCGAGTTTGCCTCCATCAGACGGGGCGCAAGGGCGCAGCTGCCGAGCTGCGTGTATGCCACGCTGTCCCAGCGGTCGCCCTGCACGGTGGTGTAGGTTTTGCTCATGCGTAACCCCTCCTGAAATTATCAGTGTCGTTGTCGCTCACGATTTCCAGCACAGCTTCCCGGAGGTCGTCATTCTGGGCGTTCAGGACGCTTCGCAGTTCATCCGTATCTCGCATACCGTAGATGTGGTAAACAGGCGCAACGGTGATGGGAGCCGCGCTGCTGGCGTTTGAGCCACCAGATGCAGAGCCGCCGGGCAGCTGCACCTCCGTAACGGAGCGGGTTTCGCCGCCGTTGAAGTAGACCGAATTGCCGCCATTGACAGTTTCTACATATCGGTTGTACTCTTCACGCAGAGTCTGGGCTTCCTGCTCCTCACGGATGGCATCCCGGACGGCAGACAGGTCAATCGCATTTGTGCTGGTGATCTGTTCCAGCTGCCGCGCCTCGTTGAACGCTGCGCGGGTTTCCGGCGCAGTCAGCACGGTTTCGCCGCCGTTGAAGTAGACCAGCTCCGGGCCGTTCTCACCAACAATGGCAAAGCCCGGCGCGGCAGATTCCGTACCGACTGCATAACCGGGGATGTTTCCGTTCTTCTGGTCGATATTGTAACGCTTATTCGCTCCGGCCAGCGCATCAGAGGCAGCGTTCGCCACCTTTTCGTATGCCTCCTTGACACGAGGCATCATGCCCTCTGCGCCATCGATAAAGCCCTGAACGGTGGACTGTGCGCTCTTCATGGCCTCGTCGTTCAAGTCCATGCCGGCCACACTGTCGGCTACGTTCTGCGCGATCTCGTCCATGGCATTGCTCATGCCGGTTTCGAGGTCGGCCATGCTCTCGCTGGTGGTTTTCTGCGCCTCCTGCAAGGAGCGGTAATTCTCGACCATCTTTGCGAGGTCGGAATCTGATGCAGCAGCCATGCCGGCGATAGCGTTCACAGAATCCTTGCTGCCATCGGCGAAGCTGGCGATAACGTCGCTCAAACCGTCAATATCGGCAGCGCGTTCGGTTAGGCTTTCGAGGTTCTGGTTGTAGTTGTCCCAGTAGGTGATCTGGCTTTCCAACGCGGAGTTGATGCTGGATGCAGAGGTGGCGACGACCTTCTCAGCGGTATCCCACAGGTCGTACTGCTTACTGATGCTGTCATAGGCCGCATTGTAAGCGTCCGTGTATGCCGAAACGAGTTCCTGAATCTCCGCCTCGGCACTGTTGATAACATCGGTGACGGCCTGCTCCTGTGCAGCCACATCGTTTGCGCTGTTGGCGGCATCCTGCTGCGCTGCGTTCAGGGAATCGACTGCATCCTTGGCTTCTTGATACTCGGCCTCAGCTGCATCGATGGCCTCTTGATCCTTCTCCACGGCCTCGGTGTAGTTTTCGACTTCATGCTGGGCAGTGGCGAGGTCTTCCGAGTAGCCCATGTACTCGGTGCGCAGCTGCTGCACATCCTCGCCCATGGAACGCCAAGGAATATCCTGAACTGTGCCATAAGTGGACTTGAATTGTTCGTCCGTCATGCCGAGCGTGGAAAGCAACTTGCTGTAGGTTGCGTCCATGCCGGCATTGGTTTTTTCGACCTTTGCCTGTGCAGCAGCCAGCTTCGCTTCATTCGCCGCACTTTCGACCAGCACATCGTTGTACTGCTCGTAGATTCCGTTCAGGTACTCTTGCCGAGCCTGCGCTTTTACATCGTCCGCATAAGCATTCGCGTGCTGGCGCAAAGCTTCTGTGCCGCCCTTGATGGAGTCCGTTTCAAGGTCAATATCATCAGCCAGACTGGGCACCAGCGCAGACAGACGGGCAAGGGTATCGTGATACTCAGCGTTCCCGGCAGTATTGCCGTTTGTGGCGGCTTCGATGGCCTCCAGCTTGCTGATGTACTGGTCCGCAACGCTGGCGGTAGCTTCCATGTTGGACAACATGGAATGGTAGGTGTCGCTGACCTCGTCCATGCTACCGCCCATATCGCGAGCTGCGCTGGTCAGTTCTCGCACATGCGGAACACCATCGTCTGCTGCGCCAGAAATCCCACCGATTACGGCAGCGAGAGCCGTTCCTGCAATGACAACGCCCGCAAGAACAGGAGCTGACACTCCAAGGGATGCGGAGAACAGGCCCATAGCTGCGCTGCCAATTTTTATTGCCGCAGATGCAGCAGTCATAACGCCAAGGAATCCTCCAAGAGCAACAGTCCCGGCTGCAATCGCTTTGACTGCACCGGGATGTTCCTCAACGAATCCCTGCATCCATCCCAGCACTTTAGCGCCGACATCGTACAGCTTGGACAAAGTCGGGGTCAAATCCTCGCCGATGGCGATTTTCAGGCCGTCAGCTGCGGACTGCATCAGAACCAATCTGCCGTTCATGTTGTCCAGCATGGTGCCGGCCATTTTGTCGGCAGACCCGGCGCAGTCGTTCAGTGCGGCGGTGTAGTCGGAGAACGACTGCCCGCCCTCGGCTGCGGCTTCGCTGCACCCGGCCATGATGGTTTGCAACTTGGAATACTGGTTCGTGCCAGCGATGGTCTTGGCAAGGTTGGCCTGCTCTTGGTCGGTCAGGTCGCCCCAGACCCCGGCAATCCCGGTAAGGATGCTGGACAGGGACTGCATATTGCCCTGTGCATCGTAGATGTTCACGCCATAGTTCGCCAGCTCGTCACCGCACTTTTTCGTGTTGGTGGCAAGGCGGGTGAAGATGGCGTTCAGGGCTGTGCCTGCCTCGCCGCCCTTGACACCAGCGTTGGCCATGGTAGCCAGCACTGCGGTGGTTTCCTCGACAGAGTAGCCGAGAGAGGTGGCGGTGGATGCACACGCCTTGTATGCCTCGCCCAGCTGGATCACATCCGTGTTGGAGTGAGCCATAGCGTAGGCCATCACATCGACAAAGTGTGTGGTGTCCGAGGCTTTCAGGCCGAAAGCGGTCAGGTAGTCGGTAACAATGTCGGATGCCTGCGCCAAGTCCATGTTGGCGGCAGCAGCCAGATTCAGCACCGGGCTGATGCCCTCCAGCATGGACTGGGTGTTCCAGCCTGCCAGAGCCATGTAAGATAGAGCGTCCGCAGATTCACCAGCGGTGAACTTTGTGGTCGCGCCCATCTCTTTGGCTTTGTCAGACAGAGCTTGCAGGTTATCCCCGGTGGCACCGGACAGGGCTTCGACGTTGCTCATGGATGCCTCAAAATCACCTGTGGTGTTGATGCAGTCCATGTATGCGTCTTTGATTTCGCCGAGGGCTTTTGCGATGCCAGCCGTGGCAAGCACAGATTCAACGGCATCGAGGGCTTCGACAGATTTCTCGCCGAAGCCCTTTGCGCCCTCTCCGGCCTCGTCCATGGTCTTTTTGAGGTCAACCTGCTGGTCTTTCAGCTTATCGACCTCGGTTTCCAGCCGAGTGGTTTCTGCTGTCAGCTGCGTGGTGTCCACGCCAGCTTCCCGCAGGGTGTTCCCGGTGGCAGCCAGACGCTGCTCATAGGTGTGCAGGGAGGTCGTGGTCTTGTCGATCTGCGCCTGCTTGGAAATCAGCTTGTTTTCCAACGCAGAGGAATAGCCCTCGGTCTCCTGAATCTCTTTCTGGATGTTATTGTACTGCTGCTGCAAGACGGCCAGCCGCTGCTTGGTGGAGTCAACGGCCTGCTGCTGCTTCTGGTACGCGGTTATGTCGGACTGTACCTTGTTCAGCTGCTGGATTCTGTTCTGTGTTTCCACAAGGGCAGACTGTGCAGCCTTGAAGGTGCTGGAGAAGTTGCTGTTCTGTTTGGCGGACAGGTTGAACAGCAACTCCCATTCTTTTCGAGCCACTACTTCGCCTTTCTCGCCTTTTCGCGCTCGGCAACAATGGCATTGTTGGTATCAATCCATTGCCGCAGTTGATACAGAGGCATTGCAAGCCAGTATGGTGCAGGGGTGTTGTTGCCCTGCGCCATCAGAAGGGCTTGCCGCCGCAGCCACTCTCCGCCATCATCAGTTACACATCCGACAGCATCAAAAAATTTCTTGCTTTGGTGCGGATGGTGTTGTAATCCCGAATGCTCATTGCGCCGATAACGTCAACGCCGATGGGCTGCGTACACGCCCGGCAAGCCATCCGAATCAGATATCCAGCACTCATGCTCGGCACGATAACCGGCTGGCGCAGAGCGGACATTTCGGCCTCGATTGCAAGCGAATCGTTGCCGGTCAGCTTGCCGAAGTCAAACGTCAGGGTGTCGTACTTCTTGCCCTCATACTCAAACGGCTGAACGAGCTTGTGGACGTACACATAAGGGTCGGTGGCAGCTTTGTTCGCAGCGGCGATGGCTGCATCGTACTCCTTATCGCTGATGGTGGTGTTCATAGCGGCTGCTCCTTTCGCAGTTAAAAAATAGGCCGGAGCCGCAAAATACAGCCCCGGCATAACGATTGGCTCTGATTACTTGCCCAGCGCCTTGCGGACAGCTGCCAGATAATCCGTGCCGTTGATGTAGCAAATGAAGTTCAGCGGATCCAGTTCACGCACCTTCTTGCCATCGAGATAAGTTGCCCAGTAGCGGACAGCGTACTCGCCGGAGCCGTTGGCGGGAGTCGCCGGAGCGATAGTGCCGCTCTTGGTGGACTTCGGAATAACGACAAGAACGTGCTTTTCAGAACGAGCATCAATAGTGCCATTGATGGGATCCTCATACTGAACAGGAACACGCAGATCAATCTGGTGGCGGCGAATCTCGGACAGCTTGATGGACTGTGCCGTAGTGGTGCGAAATTCCAGACCAAGGGTCATTGCTTCGAGATGACCCAAAATAACGGCATCAATGTTGCCGCCGATGCCGGCGCCGGAGATAGACTGCGTCAGAAAAGTCACATCAGGAAGTGTAGCTTTTGCCATTCCCGCATACTCAATGCTGTCTTCGTAGACAGCAAAATTGATAATGCTCTGATCGATTGCCATAGTAGTACCTCCTCTTTAGGACTGGAGTGCGCTGGTCACATAGTCAGCGTCATACTCCAGCACGAAGTCGATTTTCTGCGCCGGAGAGGGCGGGGTCATGTAGACGTGCAGCTTGATTTTGCCAGCCATCAGGCTGGTCAGGGGGTTCTCGCTTTCCAGCATCTCCACGCGGGCACCCAGCAGGTAGCCTGCGCCAACCAGACCATTCAGCCAGATGTTTGCGCTGTCCAAAATGGTGTCAATCAGGCGGCGGTTCATCGGCTTGTCCAGCTTAGACCAGAAAGTCTTGATAAGCGTGTTGGAAACATAGTCGAACATCCGGCTGATGGGGATGAAGTAGTCCTTCACATCAGTGGATTTCGGGTATGCCAAAGTGTAGTTGCCCCAGAAAGTCCAGCCGCCCATGAAGTTCAGGAATGTGCAGATACCTGCGTTGTTCAGGACGTTGGCCTGATTGTAGGTCAGGTTGATGGCATTGCCATCGTCATCGCACAGGCCGTCAATGTGAACGGTCTTGTTGGAGGGGCTTTCATACGGGATGCCGGAGTTTCCGGTATCCGTTTCTGCCACAGTGCCAGCGGCGACGGTGGAGGCGTGGAACTTCAAATCGCCGAGGGTGCCATTAGGCCAGCAGCCGATGGACTTCCCATCATAGGTGCCACTGTTCTTCGCCTGAACTGCTGCGGTATAAGTCTTTGCGGAAATATCCACAAGAGCCTTGCCATGGAACATGCCGTTGATTGCGCCAGCCTTTGCAGCCATAGCGGCGGCAACGGTCGCATCGTTGGAGAAGCCGGGGGCCAGAATCAGATCCGGCACGATGCCGAACATGGTCAGGCACAGCTCAATCTGCTCCACGGCAGCGGCCACGCCAGTGGCCTCGGCGGTTTCGCCGACAGGCAGGAAGATGACAGGCTGGCACTGGCACAGCTTGAAGTGATAGTACATCACCTCGCAAACGGTGTACTTCTTCCAGTCATCGTCATAGCCCAGCTGCTCCACGGCCTCGGAATAGCTGGTGCACAGCACAGGGGTGCCAGCGGTTGCAGCGGTGCCAGTTGCCTTGGACAGCGGCGCTGTACCGACGACAAAGGGGATGCCGCAGGTTGCGGCGTTCGGGGTCGCCACGGCGGTGTCGGCGCGGCTGACGTTAATACCATGATCTGCCATAGTATGTAATCCTCCTTACTTGGATTTGGCGAGCATCCGGGCATACGCAAGGATGGCCTCGCCGCGTGCTTTTGCCTTTTCAGGCGTAGTGTTCAGTTCGGCCACATCGATGATGAAGTCGGCCACGCCGGGATATTTCTCGGTGGCAATCTTCACATCGTCACGGTTCACAGCCTCCGCAGCAGCGCAGGGGTAAATCGTGTTTTTCTGGATATAGCCCAGAATAGACGGACCGACGTAAATGGAAACGCCGGGCTTGCTCTGCGCAGGCTCGGCGTTTACGGTGGTTTCGGCGGGCTGTTCCGCCGCGGTCTTTTTTACCGCCATAATTTGATATCCTCCGTCTGCTGCACGGTAGGCAGCTTCCAGTAAGTAATCATCTCTCCGGCGTAATACTGTCCAGACCACTCATCGTAGGGCAGGCTTTCCAGATTGTGACCGGGAGAAAGGTCAAGGGCGAACTGGTACCGCATTTTTCCATCGGAACCAATGCCGCCGATTTTGCGCTTTTTGAGCAATTCCACCCGAAAGCGTTCCATCATGTTCAGGAGTGCAAGCTCGCCTTCCTGTTCATCCGGGTTGTAGCAGCAAAAGATAGAGCGCACAGAAACTACCGTGCGCTCCTCGCTGCCCGGCTGCTGTTCGGTGGACAGAGGGATGATGCGGTGGATGATGTAGGGGGCCTTTTTCTGGGCCGACTTGCTGTCTGGCAACCGCATCAGGTAGACCGCAGGTGCACGTTCTTCCTGTTCGGTATCGCCTTTCTGCATGGCCACCGGGAGAAGCATATCTTTCATTACTTCCTTGGTGAACGCTTTCAGCTGTTCAAGCAGTACAACGCAGTTCATATCACACACCCCATCCGTTCAAAATTCGTGTGATCTCGTGTTCGATGCGCTCCTCATAGGTGGATGCCATCTTTTCTTCAATGGAATCCATGACGCTCTCGTTGGAGTACATCATCTGCGGCGTGGCTGGGCCAAACAGTTCCTTGACCGGGAACCGTTTTTCTCCTTGCCGCTCATAGATGCCATAGTGAGAGCCCATCTTCGCCTCGAAAGCGTGGTCCAGTGCCTGTCTTGCGCCGGACTTCTTCACGCGAGTTACCACGCGGCCGCTGCGGTCCACCTTGGTATCGAAAACTCTAAGGGGGATGACGCTGCCACGGTAGCCGAAGTTGATAGAAACCTCGCCATTGCTGCCCCGCTGGATGTTGTTGATATTCTTTGTGCGGTTGGAAAATTCGCTGCTGCTGATGGCATACTCCTGCGTGACTGCCCGCTTCGCCACCGTTTTTCCGGCGGCAGCGGCGCGAGCCAGCGCAGATCCTACAGCACGATTGGCACCTCCGGGAATTCCGGCGAGGAGGGCAGACACCCGGTCAAATCCTTCCTCTGCAATGTCAACGGTGATGCCAGCAGCTACGCTGTGCATCATGGTGTCCGTTGTCACATCGCTCATTCGTCAATCGCCTCCAGTTCCACCCGCAGCATCCCCATCTCGCAGACAGAGGATGCCACATAGTAGTTTCGGACGAATCCATCCTCGTCAATGCCCAGCTTGCAATCCTTCTCAGGCTGCTTTCCGCCGAGGGCCGCAATATCGCAGTGCAGCACCCGGCTGACCCGGTACAGACCCTGCGCATGGTCGCTGATGGCCTGGCGTACACGTTCCTTTTCAGAGAGGCCTGTCAGAACCAGAGGAACGTCAGGGTATTCCTCTCCATCATAGTAGACCGTGTGCGTTTCGGCGAACTCATCCGGATTCAGAAAGACGCTGTTCAGGTCTTCCTGCACAGCGTCTTTAAAGGCACTCACGCCATGGGCATCGCAGCTGCCAGTTCAGGACCATCGGTGCACTCGTCACCGGGCACAACGTCCTCGGCGCAGATAGCCTGAATGAGTGCGTCCTTGGTCTTGAGCTGCTTGGTGTCGATGCCCATATCCGCAGCCAGCTTTTTCAGGTTGGCAACGGTCATATCGTGCAGCTGGTCAGGGTCGAGGTGTGCCGCCTCAGAGTCGTTCTGCGAGGCTTCGGCTGCGGGGGTGTCGTTACCTTTCGCAGTTGCCGGAACGTCCGCAGGGGCGGTTTCCGGGGCAGTGGGCGCAGAAAACGCGTATTTCGCCACACCCAGCCCGATAAGGCGGGCCGCTTCGGCATCGCTGACCTCGCACCGCTCGCCATGCGCAACAGTGTGAACGCCAGTCTTGGTGGGGCAGCCGTAGCCACCGCAAAGAATTTCAACAATCATCGGTGTACTCCTTTCAGGTCGGACTTAGCCGACCATGTTCTTGGCGCGAATCCACGGAATGTAGTTCTTGGGTGCAGCCAGAGGACGAGACTTCAGGGCGGTCTTGCGAGTGTCGTTTTCCTGATCGATGCTGAACTTCGGAACACGGCGGCCAGAAATGGTGGACTGGATGGTGTCGCCGTAGTTGATCTGAGTGATAGCACCATACATCAGATGGCCGCAGCCGGGAGCCGTAATCACGGCATCGGTCTTGGGGAAGTAGCTCTGCTCCTTGTCGGTGGAATCCACATAGGTTTCATCAACAGAAATCAGATTCAATTTGTAGCCGCGGAAGTTGAGGGTGCCACCGTAGACAACACCGTCGTATGCGCTCAGCTGCTGCTCAATCTGGCCGATGATGATGCCGGAATTCTTATCCAGAAGACGCTGAACCTTTTCGAGATTCATCACTGCGTCATAAACATCAGCACCCAGCAGCAGGTCGGCAGCGCGCAGACCACGCTTGGACAGCAGCCGGCACATAGCCGGAACGTCGCCAAAGAAATTGCCACCTTCCTCGTTCCACTTGTGGGCGGCAGTGTAGATGTGGTCGTTCTCGTGGCCGGGATTGTAGAAATTCACGACCTTTGCCTCGCCCTTGGTCACGTTGTCGATCATCTCCTGCATGACGCATCCGTTGTCCAGCATGGTCTGTGCGCACATCCACTCCTCGGTGCGGGTGATACGGCCATCCATGTCAGCCAGATCGTTCTGGACCAGTTTTGCGGCACGCTGGGCAGGGGTGCTGTTGGCATAGATGGCCTCGCCGAAGCCACGCTTCGTCAGGTCATCAGAGGTCAGAGGACGGCTCACACCGATGGACGCAGGCTCAAACTCGTGGACCTCGTAGCCCGTGCGCTCCATCGGGATTGCGCCGACACGAGGCGACACAAAGGCTGCCATCTTGCGGTCGCCGTCCATGTACTCGGTCAGCACCTTGTTGGAGCTGAAGATGTCGCCCTCCTCCGTGGGAAAGTAGCGGTCACGGAAAAAAGTCTGCTTGGGCACAATGCGCTTCTGCACGGCCATCAGGGTATAGGTGTCAAAGAAATTCAGTTCAGCAGGCATTGTAGTTCCTCCTCTTACAGTGCAGGTGCAGCAGCCTTGAAGAAAATGCCGCCGTTACGCAGGGTATCCTTCTCAGCCTCGGTGATAGTATGATCATTGATGGTGACGCACTTGTTCAGGTTGAAGCAGCCGGCCAGATAGACGGGAACGGTCACATCATCAGTGGTGCCAACCTCAACATCATCGCACAGGATGGCGTATGCGGTCAGGGTCTCCGTATCACCGCTGGCAGCTGTGCCCAGTGCCACCAGCTTGTTATCGCCTGCGGTACCGCCGGACTTTGCCAGAATGGTGCCGCGCTTGATGGTGCCGGCGGTGCCCAGCTTGCGGAGGGTGCCGCCGCTGACAACCAGCTTGGGATTGATGTCGGCAATCAGGCCGTCATACTCCATGGTGCCGAGAGATTTGCTCAGTTCGCTCATAGTAGTGTTCCTCCTCACTTCTTTTCATCGTCGAGCAGTTCGGCGACGGCTGCGTCGGCAGCAGCCATGCGCTCGGCCTGCGTCTTGGGCACATTGCCCTTTGCATCGGGCAGAGATTCCGGGCTGCCAGATGCAGACGCGCCCGGAACAGCCTCCACGTTCTGTGCACCAGATGCGGCGTTGTCCGCTGCCAGATTCTTCAGGAACTCGTGACCCTGCGCAGCAGCAGCCTTGGCGGCGCGGAATGCCAGCTCGCGAGCATCGCAAGCGGTCTTGCCGTACTTAGCCTCCTGCACCAGAGCGGGGTCAAACAGGCTTGCCACCGAATCGATTTCGGCCAGACGGTTGCGCTCCGCGCTCACGGCTGCGTCAACTGCGGCCTGCGGGTTTTCCGCTGCGGGGGTTGCAGTGGTGGGATTTGCATTGTTTGCCATAGTGGATTGTCCTCCTTCGTTGGACTGGGCGGCGGGTGCCGCCGGTGTATTTGCAGCAGCGGCAGCAGGTGCAGCCGCTTTAGCCATAGGGATGTTGTCGGGCAGCTTTACGCCGGGCATCAGGCGCAGGGCGTGACCCTTTGCGTAGATGGTCTGGCGGTCTGCGCTTGCGGAAATTGCCACGGGCTCGGCATCGTCCAGCAGCTCATTGGCAAAGCCTTTTTCGATGGCCTCCTTGCCCGTCATATAGGTGGTGTCGCCCATCATGTGCAGCAGCACGGTTTCAGACAGGCCAGTCTTCCGCTTGTAGATGGCGACTTGGCTCTTATCCCATGCATCATTGGCTTCCGCAGCCTTGCGAAGTTCGTCAGCATTGAGCGCGCCTCGAATGGGAGTCCAGCACTTGTGAATCATCACAAGGCTGGAAGGATTCACCTTTACCGTATCGCAGGCGCACATGATAAGACTGCCGCCAGACATGGCCACGCCGTCCACAATGCAGGTCAGCTTCGTGCCCTTGGCGGCCAGTTCGCGCAGTCTGTTGTGAATCAGGATGGAAACGCCCGCATCGCCGCCCAGACTGTCCATGCGGATGATGATCTGCGGGCAGTTTTCGACCTGCTGCAAGTCTGACAGGAAATCGCTCTCGATGATGTACTGTCCCGGAATCGGCTCGTCAGTCCACCAGTCGATGGGCTGCGTTTCCACGATTTCGCCGTACATAGTAATATCCGCGGTCTGGCCGTCAGTGCTGGCCATTGCATAACAAGGCCGCAGGATATTCACCTGCGGTGCGTTATTCGGTTTGGGCATTTTGCTTACCTCCTTGTGTCGTAATGCTGGCTGTGGTCTCGATTACGCCCTCGCTGCCAGCGGCTTTCAGCCGCTCATTTTCATGAGCCAGCTGTTCAGCGTTTTCTTCCCAGTCGCCACCGCCCATCTCGCGGGTGACCTGCTCATGGGTGCGGAAACCGTGGTGAGTCTGGAGGATTGCTGCCTCGACCTCTTTCTGCGGGTCAAGACTGCCCTGCACAGGGCCAATCCAGCGGGCGCCGCACCATGCAGCACGGAGCAGCGGGTCATCAAAAAAGCCCGGAGCGATTACTCGCCCACGGGCTACGGCTTCTGCCAGCCAGATCTCATACGCGGGCTGGCAGAAGCTGTCCACCAGCCATGTGCGGCGCATCTTGAACGCCTCCCATGCTTCCAGCAGGGCAGCACGGGAGGCGGAATAGCTGGCGTTGAACTCTTTGAGCAACAGCTCGTAAGGCATCTCGATTGCGCCGCCCATCAGCTTGCACAGCGTTTTGACAAACTGCTCAAATCCGGCGGTCGGAATGTTTGGGTTTCCGAACTTGATGTCTTCGCCCTTGGCCAAATGTTCCACCTGACCGGGGCCCATTTCGTACTCGTTCATGCTGTGGCTGGCATTGTCCATCTGCGGGTTCTCAACAGGAACGCCGCCCAGATCTCCGCTGCCAGTTTCGTTGAACGGAATTTCGTCCTTGGGCGCATCCGACACAATCCACGCCGTGAAGTACGACTGGACAAGTGCCGCCAGCAGTTCGGATTCGGTGTATCTGCGCAGCTGGAGCAGCGGTTCTATGATAGGCGCAACAAGGGGAACGCCGCGGTACTGGTCCGGCCGTTCCGATTCCATGATGTGCAGCACTTGGGGCAGTCCGGTCTTTTTGCCAACGACCTCCACACGCTGCCATACGGTTTCCTCGCTGTTGAGCCACTCGTGCGGATAGGTATTTCGGATGTGGTACGCCACAACGGCACCGCTGCTGTCCACCTCTACACCGTCGAGAATCTTGTTCCCGTTGTCGGGGTTCTTGCCTACGGTGTATCCCAAAATGTCAATCGCGCTGCCGTATCGGTTCGGTGTAGACACCCGGTCGGCCTCCACCAGATGTAGCCGCAGGGCGTAGGGGTGCAGCTTATCAACGTCCCGGATTTTCACAACGGCGAACACATCGCCGCTCATAAGCCAGCTTTTCAGGGCCAGCTGCTGCAATCCGTAGAAGTTGTTCAGCCCCATAGCATCGCAGTTGCGGCGGTTCTCGGCCCAGAGCCGGAACTCGGCCTCAGCCTTGGTCTGCCATTCCTTGGCCGCCTCCGGGGTAAGACCCAGAACGTCCCGGTCGATGGTGGATTTCAGGGTCAGGCCAGTGCCGACCACCTTTGTGCGGTTCGTGTTGATGGCACTTGTGGCGACAGGTGCGCTCATGTAGAGCATCCGGCTGCGCTGCCGCAGGGTGTCGGCGTTGTCGTGTATATCGCTGGATGGCGAACTGCTGTTCGGGAAAAATGCCCGCAGCGCACGCCGCTTATGGCTTGCACCAGCCTCGCTGTATCCGCTAGCCTGCGGCGCAGCCGTTGCACGGTATTTCAAAATATCGCCTCCATAACTTTCAAACTAAGCGGACTGGCTGGGGAAAGGAGTGAAAAGCAGCCAGCCCGCGGCAAAGACCCGGATGGGCCGTTACCCAAAATTGTTACCAGTCTCGCGGAATGATCCCGAACGCTTTTCGCGCGTTCTGGCCGTTCAGCAACGATTCCAGTTCATCGACTTTCTGCTCGGCCTCTTTGATTTCATCGCTAAGCTTGCCGAGGTCGAGCCGGGTGAGCTCACGGTCATCCAGACGGTAGCTTTTCACGCCGCCAGACAGCAGCTTGTTGTATGCCGTATACAGGTTGTCAAGCCGCTGCGTGTGGAATTCCAGCCGCTTTTTGATGGTCGTGGTATTCATATCTCACACCTCACCAGTCGTCCAATAGGCTCTCCCTCTTTTTTCTGTGGGAGGGCTGTGGTTGTTGAATGTTTACTACTGCCGGGGCATCGACCGCCTTTCCACGCAGCCTTTTCAGGGCACGGTCGATGGCATCGAGGTCTTTCGGCAGCACCTTGTAGGCTGCCAAAGCGTAGTTCCGGCAGTCAAGTGCCTCGTTTCGCTCGTGGCCGGAGATTTTCTCCCATTGCCACGGATTGCGGTGGTTCTCTTTGTACACCAGATGTTCGGACAACAGGCCGTTGAAATAGCCCAGCCCGTAGTCATCCCGGCGTGGGAAATGGCAATACCGGGCGCCCGGCTCCTGCACTTTCAAATCATCCATGATGATTTGCTTGCCGGAATCAACGCCCAGCTGGTATTGCCAGCACATACCGACGTAGCGGTTCTGTATCGTGATTTTCTGCCGCTTGGGCGGAGCCGTGAACGGCCTGTCCGAGCCGGGAAAGCCTTTGATGCAGAACACCTTTTTGCCGATGCGCTCATGGCAGCGGAGGCGAACATCCTGCGTGAAGTGGCCGCCCTCGTCCACGAACTTTATGGACACGGGCAGTTCCACGCCATCGGCGAATTTCAGGCGACGGTCGAATACCAGTTCATCAAGCTGCTGCCAGACCTCGTCACTGTCCGGGCGGCCCATGATGATGCCTTTTTCGATGCCCCATGTTTCACCGAAGTGGCCGAAGCCCACGATTTCGTACTCCATGCGGTCATCCTGTGTGTCAACGCCAGCAGTCAGAACCAGCACGCCGTCCGGCAGTTCCGCAGGGTATTCCTCCCTGCGGCCCAGCATGGTGTCCTCGTCCTGCACATCGCCGCGGTCTTCCCACAACAGGCCCAGCCGGGTGTTGTACACGACCTGCATCTTCTTCGTATCGCCCAGTGCGTTCAGGTATTTCAGCACGGTTTCTTTCCATGCAGCCCACTGGGAAACAAAGCTGTTCAGCCAGAAAGAACGGATGCCGTTCTCGTAGGCTGCCGGATTCTCTGCTTGCCAGTGCGCAGGCGCACGTTTCATGGTCACTTCGTCCGAAATGCAGCCGCACTCCGGGCAGAGATACCACACATCGTTGACCTTGTAGGTCTTTTCGCCGTGAACCTCGATGGTGTCATACTCGTACCGAATATCTTCCCAGCGCAGTTCGTGGAAGCCCTTGCAGTGCGGGCATTGGGATACCCAGCGTTCCATCGTGCCCTTTACGTAGGACTTGGCAATGGCACTGTGACCCTTGATGGTGGGGGTGCTGACCTCCACCGCCTTGGCGTTGTAGAACGTGGTCTGTCTGGCCATTGCCAGTTCCCAAGGGTCGCCCTCTGTGCCGGCACTCGCAGCCCAGCGGTCACGCTCGTCTCCCAGCACATAGCGGATAGGCTTCGATGCCAGAGCGTGGGCCTCGGTGGAACCGCACATCGTCAGGATGCCACCGGGGTATGACTTTTGCAGAATGGTGTTTCCGCTGTCTCGGCTTTTGTTCTTTGCTACCTTGGACCGCAGCGTAGGACAGTCTCGTATCATTGGTGCGATGCGCAGCTTGCTGTACTCCGCAGCATCTCCGGCTGTCGGATGGATAAAAAGGATGGAGCCGGGGTCAACGTCAATAGTTCTTCCGATGACATTGTTCTCAAACTCGCTCTTGCCGACCTGAGAGGACGCTACAACAACGAGGTGATGGACGTGAGGGTCGGAGTATGCGTCCATGATTTCCACCAGATAGGGCGTCCGGCTGTTGCGCCAGCGGCCCTGTTCGGCAGAGGCTTCTGGGGACAGAATACGATTCTGGGTCGCCCACTCTGAAACGCTCACATTGGGCGGTGGACGAATGACGGCCACGATTTTTGCGACCAACGCATTCAGGCGGTCAATAGCAGCATTGTCACTCATCATCATCACCAGCCAGCTTATCTGCCCATGCTCTGCGTTCCCGGACACGAGCTTCATATTTGGCCGGGTCATACCTGAACATGGCGATTTCTTCTGCTATCTGGTTTACTTCAGTGCGGATATACTCGGCTACCTCTGCCGGGTCTGACAGAGCGGCAGCATTGATGGCAACACGGCTTGGCAACGCCATCAGCGCACCCCGGATGGTGTAGATAAGTTCTGAGGTCATGGCTGCCACATCCTCGCTGCGGTGCATCTGCCCGGACAGCTCCTTGGCTTCTGCCTGCGCGATTTTGGCCTTGCTGGTCTTGAGCGTGGCCTCAGCCTTGGCCTTGACCCGCTCAATCTTCTTGGCCTCCTCCGCTTCTTCCTTGGTCAGCCCACCGCGAGAGATGCTGCCGATGTACGCTTGCACGGCATCAGACAGCACGAATTTGCCACGGCTGGCGGTGGTAAGCACGCCGTCCTGTGTCAGCTGCTGCACTCTGCGGCCTGTGATGCCCAGCACTGCAGCCAGTTCGGTGGTGGTCACATTCCTGTCTGCAAGTTTTTCCTTGGTCGGCATTCGGGAACCACCTCCTTTTCTCGCAAAATCATCCCAAAAATCCAGAAAAAATGTTTATACAAAGCGTAACGAAACGGCCAATTTTCCCCCTACTAACTGGCGCATTCTTGGGGTCGTCGAGCCCGCTCATGGTAGGGCACCCCCGTCACAGTACCTTTTCAGCACCGAACGGCTGCTCCTGCCCGCTGTCGGGCGGGTGGAGCGCAGCTTCAACCATTGCAGGGTCATACACGAAGGTGAACTCCATGTCCTGCACAGGTACAGGCTTATTAACGTAGATGTCTACGACAGGCATTGTGATACGCTCCTCTCTCTCAGATGCTGCGGATGACCTTGGCCTTGGAGTATGTCGGATGGTCTTTGGTCATCATGTTCAGGAACTCGTCCTTGGTGAAGCCGGACAGACGGAAGATTTCTTCGGGCTTCATGCCCAGCTGCTTGCCGATTTCCTCCACGGTCTTGCCCTCGTCTATGAGCTTCTTCACGATAGCTTTCATGGGGTCGAGCAGGTGTGTGCCGCGGGCGCGGTTGTGGGTGATGGTGCCGTATACGTCGGCGCTCTCGTCACCGTGGTGATCTACAACTACGACAGGCACCTTGCCGCCCAGCAGGGACAACAGCGGTTCACGCCCTGCCACTGTCCAGCGATGGAATCCATCAATGATGGTTCCGTCCGGGCGTACCACGATGGGCAGCGTCCATCCGTTGGTGAGGATGGACTGGATGAGCAGTTTCAGGTTTTCCTCGCTGACCTTGTTGGGGTTGTAGTCGTTGGCATGGATGCTGCTGCGGTCTACCCACTGGAGTGAGGCCAGCGGTGCGAATACGTCAATGTTTGCCATTGTTCTGCTCCTCCTTGATTCGGGCGTTGTGGTCGTTGTAGATGGCGGTCCAGAGGATGCGCAGGATGCGCATCTTGGGATCTCCGTACAATAGGCCCTCATACATGGTCTTGTAGTGCTTTTCCTCGGCAATCCCGTACGTCTTGATGAACAGCCTTCGCCAGTGTTCGATGTGCGACAGGGTGTCCTTTGCGATGGTGTATCGCTCCGGGTGCAGGAAAAGCAGGTCTTTGCACAAGGTCTTGTAGTCTTTCTTTTCGGCATCCTCTTCCAACTCACCACGTTTTCGTGTGGTTCGCCGGAACATCTCGGAATCCCAGTAGAGCAAGACAAGGTAGGCATTGGGCTCACGCCGCTGGATGCGCTCCCACAGGTCATTGTCTGTTTCGGCTATCCACCGCAGCCCTTGTGTGCCGCAATCACCGAAAAAGGCACAGAGCCGCAGGGCGTTCTTCCGAACACCAGCCTCATAGAGCCTCATGTAGATTTCAGGGAATTCAAGGTTGCGCTGCTTGATGTACAGCCACACATCGCTGTCCGACCAGTCGTAGATGGGATAGAACTTGCCGCCTTTGGAGATGCGCTCCATCTTGGTGTTGGCGATGCACTTGTAGCGGGTCAGGCTTTCTGCGGTGCGCAGGCCGACCAGTTGGATGCCATCGGAAAACGCCTTGGTGCAGAACGTCTGGTAGTTCATCTCTCCGGCATAGTGGAGGTAGGGGCTGTACATGATAGCAAAATCAGGCGGCTTCCTCATCCAGACATCCTCTTTGCCTGGCTCCCACGTTATCCACGATTCGGAGCTGGAAAGATGATTGATGACGGACACCTGCTTGAACGGCAGGCAAAACCAGAGGAACTTTGCGCCGACCGACAGGAAGTTCCTGCGCCAGCGGTATGCCGCATCGACCATGGACGGGTAAAGCCCTTCCTCGTCGATGAACGTCACTGTCAACTGACTGGCATTGATTTCGCCGGAGCGTATCATATCGTAGACCAGACTGGACATACACAGGCTGTCTTTGCCGGATGAAAAGCTGAGGTAGATTTTGCAGCCGTTGGCGAATACGTTTCGGATGCGGATCTTCGCCGCCTGCAGCACATCCATGCTGCTTTCCACAACTTTCACAGGCATATCAGTTCACCACACTTCGGGCAGCGGATGTACCTGTGCTGCTCTGCGCCGCTGGGGGCCGCCGGAGCAGCGGTTTGCGATTCGGCAGGTGTAGACACCTCCTGCGCCGTGAATGGCTGCTGTGGGGCAACGGAGACGACAGGAGCAGGCTGCGGGGCAGTTACCACCGGGTAGGTCGGGGTTTCGGCATACGGAACGTGTTCCTCTGTCTGCTGGCGGTTGATGGACGATACCTCGTTTTCCGGAAAATCGCCATAAGAGCTAATCATCTCGTCAGCTTCGTCCTCGGTGCTGTTCAGCATTTCCAACAGGTCCGCATCCCAGCCGGGAACATCTACATCCCCGTCTAGTTCCTTGACCAGTTCTTCGATAACATCAACATCGGTGAAGCCAAGCTCATAGACCTTGTTGTCGGCCATCATCAGCTTTTTCTTCTGCACATCGGTCAAGCCAACCATGACGTAGCAGTCACAAGTTTCCCGGCCCATGCGGAGCAGAGCTTCATACAGACCGTTTCCGGCGATGATCTCGCCATCCTCGGCCACGACCAGCGGCTTGACCTGTCCGAACATTTCAATGCTACGGACATATTCATGGAGTTGCTTTTCGGAGTGCCGCCGGATGTTGTGGGCAGGTTTGTGCAGATCCGAGAGCTTTTTCTGCGTGATAATCATTTGCCAGCCCTCCCTTCCAAAAAGGTGCGGGCCGCAGGAATGACTTCTGCCGCAGCGGTGACAACGTCCGGCGCCAGACTGTAAACCATCTTGAAACCGTCCTCGGCGTTTTCCGGTTCTCCCCAGATGGGCCACGGTGTCGGGCCATAGACCCAGCCGTTTTCCCACTGGTACGTCGGCGGAAGCGTCAGACCGTAGTAGTGGAGATACCCCAGAATTGCCTCATGCGGCCAGTCTGCAATCGCGGCATATCGCATTTCGCCGGACTTCTTGTGAATGGTATAGTCCTTTCCGCAAGTATTTCCGTCTATAATGCGATGGCCCACCAGCAGCACATCCAAATCGTGCTCCTTGAAGTATCTCGAGAACGAATATCTCTGGATAAGCCCATACCAGATGTTCAGATGTTTGGCATCGTTCACGAACATCAGATCCGGGTGCTTGCCAAGCCATTCAAGATCAAGGCCAGTATTGATTACTTCACAACCGACCGGCATATTTTCCAGCGCCCATGAGAGGTACTCTGGGAATTCCAAGTCGCAGTGCGCAAAGAAGCTGTCCGTTACACCCGCCTTTTCACAGAGCTTTCCGAGGACAATGCTATCCTTTCCGGCGCTCCACGCATACGCAGCACGTTTTCCATCGGCAGCTTTTGCAATGCGTTCTACTGCAGTGGTCTCATAGGCTTTGACCTCATCCAAGGAAATCAATTCCTCGATGTGCTGCATGGCTTCCAGCCAGTCGATATTCCGACTGACCTGTTTTCTACCAAGGACTCTCTTCATTGCGCATCCTCCTTTCGGTCAGAAACGAGGTGCAGCACAACGGATGCCAGCAGCACGGCGATGATGATGTAGAGCCGGAGCTCGCTCATCAGCGTCCAGATGCCCATAACACCCAGCGGAATCAGGATCTGCCACGATGCCACCGTGAAAACGTCCATCGCAAAGCCGAACTTCTTGCCGAACACCAGGTACTCGGAGTAGAGGTAGGTGGACAGGGAGGAAAGCGCGATGATCGTGATGAGGATGGCTTTCAGGGTGTTCAGCAGCGGACTGAAATTGACCCATGTGAGCAGGGCGGCCAGCACCATGTAGATGCCGAACATCACGCCGGCCAGCACAAAGGACATTTTCATGTTGCCTTTTCGGGTGCCATCTTCGTTCTTGTCATTGTAGGAGAACAGCGAGTAGTAGTACGGATAGGTGAATGGGCCGGGCAGCAGCAGGAAGCCTTTGTACAAGCCAGTCTGGATGCCGGCAGCGTTCAGGCCGGGGTCGATGTTGACGAAGTTGCCGTGGGTGTAGACCAGAGCAGCAATAACAACAGCGGCCAGCATACCGTAAACCACGACCCATGAGAAATCATCGGACAGCACGTTCCGAATCATGCCATCTTTGAGCAGCAGGAAAAGGAACACAATGCTGGTGATGTAGACAATGACCATACCGCCTTTCGTGCCGATCGGGGTGTCGCCGAAGATCTCATAGATACCGGACATCTGTGTCCATGTCTGGAACATCGTCAGGAATCCGATGAAGTAGAACATGACTTTGCTCTGCATGATGCGCCGGACGGTCGGGATGTACTCCGCAAACAGGCCGAAGAAGATGCAGGCCAGCGAATTGAACACGGCCCAGATGATTGCGGCCGCTGCGCCATTGTTGGTGGCCAACGTGCGGAAATTCATCAGAGAGCCTACTCCTGCCCAAGATGCAACGATGGAACAGGCATAAAAGAACATGGGGTTTGCCTTGAATTTTGCCTTGATTTTCTGATACATGGAAAAATCTCCTTCTTTGCGGCTGGGCACGGCGAAATGTCCAGCTTGCAGCACCTCGGCTTTTCGGGGGTGCTGCGGTTATGCCGCACGCAAAGGAGAGCAGCGTGTGGCTCGGAATCCTCCTTTCAGGTATAAAAATAGCGGCACCTGCCATTTCTGGCGGGCACCGCTTGGCTTGATTCGGATTTTGCATCCTAATCATATCACTTGGAGCAGCCGTTGTCATCTGAATCCATCGGCAAGCATCGGCTTCCCTCCGAAGCCGTCCAACAACGTCCGTCATCGGGTGAAATCGTCCGATTTGATTTTTGCATTTTCGCTTTTGAATTTAACTTTGGAGGTTTGAAAAGTGAAGCTCATTTCAATGTTCGGCTGAAATTTGAGATAATTCAGGAGTGAGTTTAAGCTTTGGGCAAAAATAAAAAGCCCCGCAAATGCAGGGCTTATCGGTCAGTTTTTGGCGAGGTAGTTGTATGCCATCCGGCTGACCCCATCTTCGGTATACCCCTTTCCGAGAACTCCGGCAACTTCCGCCCACGAGTAGCAGCGGACAAACCGTAGTCTGAAAACCAGATACATCCGGGCATCCATGATGCTCTTGCAGTACGCTTCGACCTTGGGCTTTTCTTCCGCTGCCTGTTCTTCCAGCCAGCGGATGCGTTCGTCCATGTCTGCCAGCTCTACTGCCAGATCTCCGACTTTATCCCGAACGCCGGGTGTATGGGGCATCCCGGTCAGCTGAGGGGAGGCAGGGGTGATTCTCTGCCGCAGCCCCTCTAAGGCTTCCCGGTCTTTTTCGAGGGTCATCTGGATGTCATAATATTTGGAAAGCTCCTGTAATGTCACAACCTACCTCCGTCATAATTCAGCTGCCGTTTTGCAACGGTGCTTCTGTTATTTTATCACATTTTGCGGTCGGAAGATAGACAGGAACGCCAGAAATTATGTGGTCTGCACCAATTTTACACAGGCCCGGCACCTCATATTTTTGGCCGCGGAAATCGGTGCGCTGGATGGGCGGGTCGAGGGGGATGTAATGTGCACAAGACAGGCAGTTCATTCTTCCACCCTCTCGATTTTCGAGTACGGTTCCCGGCCCAGCGGAACAGGCCCGTGGGAGCGATATGTGGCGCCGGGTGCTTCTTTTTTGCCCTCTGGCGCATCAAGCCACTGCTGATGCTCGATGGCGTGGACGAGGTCAATGCACGTTCCCCACGAATCGTGCTGCCGTCCACGGTAGCCACGCGGCGGGAAAGCCATTTTGTAGGCAGTCTCAAACAAATTTTTGATGTTGCTGCACCGCTTTTGAAGCTCTGTATCGTAAGTGTACTTTCCAGTGAGAGTTTTGACGCGGGGTACGCCGTCATACGTCAGATCTTCGGCCAGAGCATCGAACTGCCCCATGCGAACCCTCATATACTCGTCCACAGCCAGCCCGATGACGCGCAGCTGCTCTTCCGAGATCTCAATGCGGTACTTCATTTTCATCGTCCTTTTCCGTTTTTCTCATGCCCAAGAAATCACCCATCCCGTAGCTTCCATCCTTGCAGCTGTGAAATTCAAACTGTGTTGGCGCGTTTGGAGATTCAAACTGCGGGGTGATGCCAGAAGATTCGAGAACTGTATACATAGTGGCCGTGGCCGCCGTGTCCTTGTCGCCTGTTCCAGAGTGACAGAATTCTTTTCCGCAGAGGCGACATTTATAGATTGCCATGTACATTTCCATCTGTTTGCTTACCTCCTTCGTATTCGCCGGACAGCACCAGAGCCATGGCCTCACAGATGATGGTTACCTTGACCCGTTCAAGGTTTTCCCATGACAGGTCTTTCGGCCTGTCCTTGCGCTGCCCGGCGGTCTTCTGCATCAGCATCTGACGCAGTTCCATGCAGGCCTCTTTGAGAGCCGGGTAGTTGGCTTTCAGCCCGCCCATCTGCATAAAGCTCCACATGGTATCCAGCATCGGGTTTTCCCATGGTTCAGGCTTTACCATCGGCAACCTCCTGCGCAATGCGATCACGGGTGCGCTGCACCTTGTAGGATTTTATTTCCCGAATTTCCTCGATTGAAATGCCAAACCGTTTGACCAGCCAATCCAGATAGGAGGTCAAGTCTCCGATTGCGAGTTCGAGGGAGTGCTTTGCGGCATTGCGCTTGCTCGTGGATGCCTCCAAATCTGCACGGCGCAGCTTGTTGATGCTCTTGATTGGCGCAGCCAAGAACCAAAAGCACATCCGGGCATCGTGTTCTTCATGTGCGGCGGCGTATCTCTTGATGACATCCCTGTCCAACGTCAGCAGATATTCCATCTGCTCCACCATAACCTCTACGTCAGCCATTTCTTCGGCAACGTGCTTGGGGTCGCACTCAGCAACTGCCTGAATCAACTCTGCCAGTTCCTCCGTGAAGTGGTTCATCTGGAGCTGCGCTCCGTAGTGGGCGGCACTTTTCAGGTTCAGTTCAGAAATTTCCTTGTCAGACATTATCGCTTTCCTCCTTTATCTGTCGGAATGTCACTTCCTCGTTTTTCTCCCAGTCGTAAATCAGGCAGAGAGTGTCAGTGCCGGGCACAGTATCTTTCAAACCGTCCATTTGCCAGATGTTCCATGAGATCCTTGTTGCAACCGCTATGGCCCAGCTTGCGCTTATTGGAAATCCCAGCTTTTCAATCCAGTTTTCGGTGAATGTCAAGAACAGATTCACCCTTGCCAAAAGCAGATTGTCGCCCTGATACTCATATCCATAAACCGACTGATATGCGCTTGACACAAGTGCTTTCCACTGGAATTTATGGGTTGCGTTCTCCTGAATCACCCTCAGCTTTCTGTCCAGAATGCCAACGCGGTCAGGGATTGCGACAGGCTCTCCTGTGGTGGGGTCATATCTGCTTGTGAGGAACGGAGCCTCGCCGCAGGTGATCTCCAAACACCGCTCATGTACAAACTGTTCCCAGTTGCCTTTGTTCAGTTCCTGCTCGGCGTGGTCGGCCATTTTTTTGACCACCCACAGCGGGGTGAAAACTTCGGCCTTGCCTTTTGTGCGTTTTTTCTGCTCGGACAGCCGCTTCTGGACGCGGGGCATAAGCTTAATTCTGTCAAGCTGCTCTATCGTGATCTCTCCCATTGGTCCGCAGTCCACATTGGGTGGCGGGTCTGTTGCCCAGATGATATTCTTCCCAGTGGTCTGGTCTTTCAGGAGAATCGGCAGGACCAGCCGGAGAATCGGTTCGGAAAAGTCAATTAGTTTTTCCATTGGTCAGCCCTCACCATGATTTTGTTTTCTTCTTTCAGCCAGTCCTTGACGCAGTGGAAACAGTGCTCGCGGGTCTGGCAACGCTCCGGATCACGATGCTGAATAAGGCCGCAGATGCCCGGTGTCATGTTCTCCGTGATGTCCTCGTCCGTCATGGAGCGGATAAAATCACCGTTCGTCATACTCGCCCTCCTCACAGGCTTTTCGGCAAGCCTCGCATTTCTTGTACGGCTGCTCAAGCCAGCAGTCGAACAACAAGCATTTGGGCTTTCTGTATTCCGGTGGAGCCTTTCGTCCATGGGTTTGAGTGCGAAGCGCATGGTACTTACACACATCTTTTCCGTAATAATCCCCACCGAATGTACATTTTCCGCGTTCCGGCGAAACCTCGTGCTCAACTGTGATGATTTTCATTTCGCTACCTCCGGCGGCTCCAGCAGCGGAGCCCAGAACTTCACAGCACCATAGGGCGTATCTGCCGCTGGGCGGCCATCCTCGATGTACCACTTGCCGTTTTCAAGCCAGCCCTTCATGGTGTTCCGGCTCTCGCAGCAGACCCACACCATTTCGCTCATAATGCAGCAGTGCTTTTCTCCCGCGTTCTCCCAACTTTCATCGTGGACAGGCGGCGGGGTTTTGGCATCGTGCCACGATACGCGGCGAATAAAGTCAACGACCATGCGGGATGCTTCTTTCAGCTTTTGAGCAGCTTGTTCCTTGCCATTGAATCCGCCATAATACTCAGCCTCGGCCAGAGCGTCCGTGTCGGTTTCCGGGTCGATAAAGCGCAGGGCTTCTTCCAGTGTCATTTTGAACGCCCCCTTTTCAGACAGACCCATGGATAACCGTTTCTGCGCGGGCTATGCGTGTAAACCATCGTTGCGCTGCGGCAGAAGTTGTACTCTGCACATCCCGCACAAAAATCCTTGCGGTTCTCGTAAAGCGTTTTGACTTCATAGTCTGGCGGGGCATCAGGGCTGACTCTCTTGGAGTACATAAGCATACTGTCCCAGTAGAACCTGACCTCGTCGGCTTCTTCCTGCCGGCTGATCTGCCCGGAAATATCGATTGCGACAAGCGCGATGGACAGCAGTACCGCGATACCGATGCCGGCAGGAATTACAATTGCCCAGTTCATTCTGTGTACCTCCGTGTGTCCTTGTTCCAGTGCAGCGTGATAGGGTTTCCGCACTTGCACGGCACTGTAAATTCCTGTTCCGCAATGTTGGTCTTGCCCTTGGCGTGGAACTCGCAACAGCTGCATTGGAACTCATACGGCGCAAGGCCACGTTCCAGTGAAATCGTAGCCCCGCAGCGGCAGCCGATGGACATCTGCGGAACGTGGAGATATGTACCGAACTCCTTGCCGCAGCAGGGGCAGGTCAGGCGCAGAAGCCCCCGTGCGCCGGGCTCCGGCGGGCGATTACTCTTTCTCATGGTTGGCTCCTTTCTCGGTCTGAAACCGAATCACTTCCCGGAACAGCAGCTCGTTGTTGTGTTCCGATTCAGTCATAAAGTTGATGTACTCCCGGAACAGCTGACGGTCATGCTGCTGCCGGCTGGTTTCTCCCAGCAGCGCACCGATAGCCACGCCCACGGCCAGCAGCGCAATGTTGATGAAGATCTGATCAGGCATTGTCATCACCCAGCACTTTCTCGATGAGGTCAAAGACCATTTCTCGGTCTTCGGTGGTCAGAAAGTCAGCCGCCATGATTTCAAACTTGAGGCGGTCAGCGTATTCTTTCAGGTCATCCATGGTTTACTCCTCTCCCAGCCGGGCAAGGATCTCGTCGCCCTTGTCCAGCAGTTCATCTCGCCGCTTTTTCTGCTCGGCCTCCAGCTTTTCCATTTCAGCCTGATACTTTTTCAGCGTTCCCGGCCGGAAATGCTTGCTCTGCCCCATACGGATTTTTGCGGCAATTTTCTTGTGCCGTTCAACGGTCTGGCGCAGTTCAGTGTCCGTGGTCAGAATCTGATAGCGATGGTGACAGCCGGGGCAGGTGAAATACTGCACCATGTAATCGCCGCTCCATGTACTGCGGATGCCGGCTGTCTGGATGCTGAACGGTGTGCCGCAGCGGTCACAC